ATCGTCTTGATAATATTTTCCAAGAAGTCAATCATCGTGTCGTAATACTCAATCTTGAGTTCGGCTTCAGTCAGTTTTTCGTCTGCATCCAGATACCTCTGTAATGCATCCTTTTCTCTTACCTTGTATGGGAAAGGATCGTCGATATAAACTTCTGGTTCAGCCTTTCCTGAATAATAAAGATGACGTTCGTGGAGAATACTTTGATACCTCTTCTTAGCTCTTGCCCGAAGAAGTCTTAGATCATTGAATAACTGATAGTATTTAGAATGTAACGAAGGGACCACCAAAGAGGCGGTGTGCAATTCATCAGGATCGATCTGGGAATCTTTTTCCCACATCTCCTGAATTGTCTCAAGGTTCATAATTCAGTGAAGTTTTTATCAAGGATTTGGAAAATCTTGTATTTGAATGTTACTGATGCAGTAAAGTAATTGATATCTGTTTGAGTTGCATCAAAATCAAGAGAGCTCAGTGCGACTGGAAAGAGCCCTTCTAGTTTAACATATGCCTGAGGTCTAAAGTTACTATTCAAGATCTGCAAAGTGCCATCAGAAAACTCTGCATGAGGATTATCTCTATCCCCAATAGTGGGATAGTAATCATCATCTTGTCTTAATTCAATAAATTGTTTTTGAGTTTCTGGAAATCCTAAACCAACCATCCAGTCATAGATCTGTCTATAATTTTCCAGTTCTTCATCAACAATAAAGTTGACGCGGAAATCATCATAGATTAACTTATCTCCAGGAAGATCAATGTCCTTAAGATAAGTTGGTTGTATTGCAGTTCCTAAAGTAAGACCTGGCAGATTTGCACCAACAGCCAAGAAGTCAACCTTCGGACACTTATTAATTTTTAACTTAAATCCAACAGGTGACAGAAAGTTTCTGTTTGATACCTGTTCTAAACAGGGGTTACCAGCCATGGGCTTTTTTATGTATTTAGACTAAAAGAGGGGGTCGTTAAACCCCCCTCTTCGCACTTCCTTCACACAGTCTATTTAGACAACTTTATTCACCCCACCATCCTTCTTCTTTGTGTATCCAGACCTTCAAATCTTTCACATATTTTCTTAATATTTCAGCCTGTTCCTCATGCCATGGATCCCCAGTCTGCATTCCAATGCGTGTATGGTTATCTATTGCTTTGAGTATGTTATGGATGGGAGCATTCCAACACTCCCTCTTTGGAGTGTTCCATTCTCGTGGCACGGAATTACTAGCGAGTGTATTTCATTATAACGAAGATATTCAAGTCTGCAACTATCAGGACTAATCTCTGAGTAGCCGACAATCATGAATGCGATAAATTCCACTATTTCTTTTTACCTCCATTCTTAGCTTTCTTTGCCGTTGCGTTACCACTATTCTGTTTCGCATTGGCGGACTTACCTTTCTTGTTCTTTGGTTTGCCCATCGGTGGAGGTGCAAGATAACATTATATTTAGACAAAAGATGCATCGTTATACCTAAACCAAGGTAATCTTCCTGGTCTACTTTTATTAATATCTTTTGCACAACTACGACTAATACTACATCTAGACATTCCAAGTTCTTTTGCGGCTACAGTTGCACTTTCGTAAACAATACCAGTTCTTGTATCTATAACAGACCTATTCCTTGACTGTCTTGCGGCTTCCTTAACGTGTTCTGGGCAAGTAATTCCGTATCTTCCACCATCACCACCCAGAGTTACATTATATTCTGGTTTAAGTTTATCTATCCAATAGATTTCTCTGTCTCCAACATTTTCTTTACTACATTCGTCTATTATTTCCCAGCAAAATCCATCTCTTCCATATTTTCTAAGTGCATTTGAAAAAGGTAAATTGGAGTTTTTATGATTTGCATAATGTATATGAGTAGATATTCTCATATGCAACTTTGGTCTATTGGTTTTACCAATGTAAAATTTTCCGTTTTCTTTATTCGTAGCTTTGTAAATATAAGCCATTCTCGAAGATTAGTTACCTTTATTTATAATATAGAACAAAAAAAGACCTCCCCGTGGGGAGGTCTAAAGAATGTAAAAGTAATTTTTACATTAAATTAGTCACCTTAACTCTTCTGTAGTAACGGTTGGCGTTCTGGGTCAGAGCGCCAAGACCCTGGGCGGTTCCTTCGGCGAAGGGGTTAGCAACCATACCGTAACGGGTCTTAAAGCCGATCTTAGGCTGGAAGCTGTTCTCACCAACGGCACGAACCATCTGGAGAGGAACGTATGGGCAGTAGAAGAGACCAGCGTCATAAGGTGAAGAACCCTTATAACCAACAACATAGTAGTGGTTGGCTTCAGCACCACCAGAGGCGGCATAAGGATCGATGTAGACGCGGTACTTACCATTGATAGTACCAGCAAAGGTGTTGCCGGTGTCATCAACGTTCAGGTTAGCGTTCAGGGCAGGGGTGTAATCAAGCACACCAGCCATGGTCAGAGCAGAAGCAACGTCAGCGGAAGTTACGATGATGTTGCCCTTTCCTCTACGAGTTCTTTGTGCAATCGCGTTAGCGTCGCGCTCGATTTGGAACAGCAGACCCTTGAACTTCTCAACGGACCAACGACCATTGGAGTCAACGTCCAGGTCAAAAGTACCAGCGGTAGCAACGTTAGCCTGAGCACCAGACTCAGCAACCTTGTAGATGGTACGGATGACTTCGCGGTTGATTTCAGCGAGGATCTCAGTTGACAGAATGTTCGCCAGTTCGGCTTCAGCATTCAGACCGTGGATGGCCTTCAGGTCCTGGGCGAGTTCCAGTGAGTACTCAGCCTTCAGGGCGCGTGACTTGGCGGTAACGGTGACCTTCTCGATCGAGAATGCCATTTCACGGAAGGCATTCAGACCAGAATCCAGGTTCTCTGCGTCACCTGTAACCATACCCTGACCTACGTTGTAGAGGGCCTGGTTGGCGTTGGTGGAATCGAGAACTGAAGGGTTGGTTCCAGACTGACCAGTGGTAGTACCGAAACCAGCATTACGCGAGGTGAAACCAGCAGTCAGATCAAGACCTGCGTCTTGACCAGAGAAGCCAGAATCGGGCTCGTTGTAGAATGCCTCAGTACCAGCCTGGTTGGTGTAGCGTGAACGCATTGCAAAGATCAGTCCAGTAGGACCGTTCATTGGTTGAACGCCTGCGATATCATAGGCGATCAGGTTAGGCATTGAACGTCTGATCAGGGAGATCAGAACGGGGTCGAAACCAGCGGTAGGACCAGCAGCGGCACTATCAGCACCGAAGCCGCCACTAGTACCAGCTGCGTTAGCAGCGTTGGTTGGGGTTTCGTACAGGAATTCTCTTTCTTCGCGCAGGAAGCGCTCTTGGTTTTCCAGCAGGCAGGCGGTTACCGCTCTACGATGGGCATCCTTGATTTCACCAAGGCCTTCATGATTCAGAAGAGGGGCCCACTTTTCCTGCAGATGCTCAGATTGGAACATTTGCGTTTTACCTAATGTTAAGTGTTTACGGGTTTGATAATCTTAAATTCACTTCTTAGCGACTTGGTTCAGTACGTTCAGATACTTAGCCATAGAACCTGAATACTCAGGTGCGGCTTCTTCTGTCAGTACTCTATCCGAAGTCTCTTTCTGGACTTTCTGACCGAAGTATGACTCCTTCAGAGTGACCAGTTTCTCACGATATGAGGTTTCACTTTCAAACTCAACACTCTCGGCGAGTTGGGCGAGCTTCTCTTTTTGGCTCAGGGCAAGACCCTCAGCAACCTCAGATACGATCCCATCGGCAACCGACTCAGCAAGTCGCTTGTTCAGGGAGACATTTCTTTCGATCTGCTCGTTGAGTTTAGTCTCCATTTCATCAAGTTTGTTTACCATGCTCTCGACTACATCATATCTATCTTCAGGGATTGATACATAATGTGCTTCAAAAAGTTCCTTCATGCCTGAGAGGAAACTCTCAGTCATTTCGGACTTCAGACCGTGCTCGACGGCCAGTTCATTTTCTTGGAGCCATTCGTCAGCAACGTACTCCAGGTAACCATCGACGCGCTCGATGAGGGCAGACTTAACAGCCTCGATTTCCTCAACGATACGCTCTTCGTTCTTGGCTTCCATCTCTTCTGCAATTTGTGCAACCTTTGCATTGATTGCAGCTTCGAAGATGGTCTTAGCTTTCTCTTGGAATTCCTCAGAGAGTTCTTCACCAGAGAAGAGGGCACTCATGTCCTCTTCAATGTCGTACTCAGGAGTTTCAGTAACTTCTTCTTCGGTCACTTCTTCTTCCTCAGCAACGATCTCTTGATCTTCCATTTCTTCGGCTTCTTCACGAGCCATGGCGGGTTTTGCGCCACGATTAACGACATCAGCTACAGTCTTGATCTTTGGTTCACGCAGTTTTGCGGAATCATCGTCAGATCTGTAGTTGTCGGGAGTAGGGCCGCCGAGGTCTTCATAGGAACCAGCCACCGATGTATCCATCGGCATGCCAGCCTTTGCGTTAGCGTTAACGGCAGTCTTGGATTGAGCAGTGCCTACTTCCATTTCTTGTAAATTTTTACCACGGGACATTTGAACTCTCCGATTAAGACTTTATAAGTGTAGTTAATCTATTGTTATTTATAAATTAGAGATTTCCCAAGAAGTCTTGGAAAAGCTTAAGTTTGTTCTCTTGCAACTGTCGAGTGTTGACAAGAGTATTGATCTGTTTATATGTCTTCTCTGCATATTTTTCGCGGAGAATACCACCGTCCCAAACCCACTCTTTACCTTCCATAATGCCATCTACGAAGGCATCTGGGGCAGAAGGATCTGCAACGATATCTGCGGCTGTGGCGAGCATAAAATCTTCACCAACGATGTTCACACCCTCATTGTTCATGCGGACTGAACCAACACCGCGAGAAGAAACACCAAGTTTTACACCTTCATCAAGAAGGGACTTCGCAATGTTTCCCATCGGTGTATTTAGGATCTTTGCACGACCGATGAAATTATTACCTTCACGAACCAGAGAAGTGATCTTGTGAGATACACGATCCAGGTTTACGGTAGGTCCATCGGGGTGACCAAGTTCACCAAGAGCACGACCCTTTTGAATGAAGGTTTCGTTGTAACGACCTACTTCTCTCTCAAGGGTGTTGCAAGGATACATTCTTCCGTTGCGATTTTTGATATCGCCTTGGAGGAATACACCCTCAATATAGAGGCTCTTCTTACCGTTGCGTTCTTCAACGATAACCTCTACCTGTTCGATTTCTTCTCTGATAAGTTTCATTGTTTTAGTTTGTAAAACCTACTTTGGTAACTTGAACTGTTCCACCAGTTACATGGATGAGATCATCAGCTCTCTTAACAACCAGTTCGGTTGTGTTTTGCAACATAGTAAAACTTGAAAAACCAACAAAACCTGCCGTTTGGAGACCCACGACCACCGAACCACCAGAGGCATTGACAACCCTAACAACAGTAGCACTGTTAACAGTTGTACTGTTACCAATACCAGCGGCTAAGTTTGCTTCATTACCTAATGGTTTAATCTGTTGATTAGCCATCCTCTTCCTCTTGGGTTAAATCTTCATCTTCATAATATTCTTCTTCATCACCAAAAAGATCTGCAGCAACTACAGGTCTTCCAGCTTCAAGTCTGTCTGCAGATTTTGCATACAGAACATCCTTAATTGCATCACTAATCTCATGAGCAGGTGCATCTTGCAACACCAAATCAATTAAATTTTCAGAATCCACGATAATGTAAGTACACTACAAATTATTTATATTTCCCCACCTTCAGGGGCTTCAACAGCCTTTTCATCAATTCCAGGGTCTTGAGTTGATGGTTGGGATTTATTTTGGAGATCTACGGCAGCTCCTGCAACTTCCATTGACTGCATCATGAGAGGATCTGGATATAAACCAGCCTCAATTTCTGCAGCGATCAGTTGATCCTGTTCGACAATCTCCTCATCAGTTTGACGGAGGATCTTACGTCTTATATAATCTTGTGAGAAATACTTACCAACATATTGTTCGGCTTGTGCGGCGTTATTAATACGTTCTTGGAACAACTCACTATCTTTGAGTTCTGCAAAGTGGTTGTCGTAAATATAATCAAACTGAATATGTTCGGACATTGAAGTCCAATCTTCAGGAGTTACAATATTCTTGAGAAGAAGTTGGGTCTTCAACATGTCAAGGAACATGTTAGAAAATCTCTTGCGGAGACGACCAACAAACTTATTAAATCTCAGTTCGTCTCTGAGAATTTCGGAAGAACGACCAAGGTTAAAACCACCTTCCCCACCGATACGGGTTTCTGGAACACCCAGAGCTTTGTAGAGTTTTTTCTGGAAGTACTGAATATCAGTAATCTCACCAAGGTTCTGTCCTCCTGGTAAAGTTGTGATTTCAGTTCCACGACCACCTTCTCTTCTTGGCAGCCAGAAGTCCTCAAGCATACTCATGAACTTCTTGTCATCACGGACTTCACCCGTGTTTGCGTCATAGACCAACTTGGATCTATAACGGTTCATGACTTCACGAAGGTATTGTTCTGCCTTTACTTTAGGCAGATTACCAACGTCAATGTAGAAAATTCTACGTTCTGGAGCGCGAGAAAGTCTGTAGATGACCAAACTATCTTCGATCATTCTCAGTTGGTTCAG